GCTTCTGACGACTTCTTTGTTGCTTAAAGTCTTTCATGGTCATTCCTTCATCAAGACCATTCTCTTCTTTCTGAACACGAAACTTTCCACCAGTTTCCTTATGAGTATCAGAAAGTTCATCAGCTCTATCATGAGCATACTTTCTACTCTTTACTGGTTTACCAATTTTCTTTTCTTTCGTACCATCATGAGAACCATATACTTGGTATGGCATTTCTTCAATATATTCACCATCAACCATATAATGTTCTGGGAATGGGTTTCCAACTGTATGTTTTGCTTTCTTGGTTACTTCATCATGACCCTTAATAGAAAGTTGTTCTTTATCGGCATAAGAAGTTCCTGCAGACTTACCGAGTCTTCCTGGAGCTTTTGCAGATCTCTTACCTTCTTCTTTTCTACCAGACTTTTCTTCCGCTCTTTCTCTTGCAGCAGCCTTTCTCATCTCACGACGATACTCTTTATCCTCTTCAACCATCTCACCTGTTAGTTCGTAAGATTGATTAAGTTGTTTCATAGCATCTCTGAGAGCATTATTATGTTTCTGCATTCCATATGCAGCACCAGCAATACCCGTTCCAGGATTCTTAATTTGTTTCCCTTTGTTTGCAGCATCAACACCAGACTTTGCTGCATCTCTAGCTCTCTTAATTGCAGCTCCAGCAGCAAGAGCTCCACCAAGAGCAAGACCTCCAGCAATCAATGGAGCAATTTCATCAATCTGTTCTGTTCCTTCTTTAACTTCGCCTTTTTCCCAACCAATTCCGTTACCGTTATCATCCCACCAACGCTTTGGCTTTCCTCTTCTTTCTTCGTGTTCGGCTCTTCTTACTCTTCTAGTTCCAGAACCAGGAAGATTATGTCCACTTCTCTTATCTCTTGCAGTTGCTCTCTCATGCTCTGGTAGTTTTTCATCTACCTTTGCTTCGCACATCTCATCAGAGTCCTTTCCACTCTTTTTCTTTTTATCAACAGCAATTGCAGCACCTACAGTAGCTCTTCTCTTCTTCAAATAACTATCGGTAGAATCTACAACATCATCATTATTCACATCCTCATCTTCTTTACCGACAGGATCTAATTTTTTAGCTGCCTTAGCTTCTGCAACGATACGCGAAAATTCTTCCCAACTAGCCATTTATTTTGTAGAAATACTGCTAGTTTTATTTATTCTTTTTGCCCCTGCGGAATTTATCGTAAATGGAAGCAATCTTAACACCAGTGTAACTCTTGACTTCTTGACCTGGAGTTAATGACTGAACATACTCTCTGTATTCATCAGTTCCAATCTCATGAGGATTCTCAATAAGATCCTTCAACCATGATTTAAACATTACGCCATCTTCAGTCACACAAATCACATAATTAGTTCCTCTACGAATCACTTCTCCTCTGAGACCGGTATTCATATTTTCAACGAGATTACCAACCTCGTAGATATGATCTACAAGATATGCATCTCGCATACCTTCCTCATCAAGTTTAGGAGCAATTTCCCATACCTCAGTTCCTTCTTTAATGTTCATAGATCTGCGGAGAACATTGAATAACTCTTTCTTCTCCATCTTGCCAAGAGTATCAGGAACACCCTTAGCAAACTTAACAAAATCTCCTTCTGCAGCTGCAAGTCTCAACTTAGATGCAGACATTCCAGTTACATCATCAGAATCGGGATCTCTGTCTCCCGCAGAAACCACTTCAAGTTGATCATAATTATAAAGTTCACCATTATACTTATGACTTAATCCCTGAAACTCACCGAGTCTATCGGCACCAACCATAATAATCATATTGGTATGACCTTCTTGATTTGCACCAGTCAGTACATTAAATATTGTCTTTGCGCCTTTATCATCAATAATACTATCTGCGTAATCTGGGAACATCTGACGCATGTAAGAAATCTTCATTTGTGGAGTCAGAGGATTCTTTTTGGCGTCTTGTGAACGAGATGGATAAATTCTGAGTTCAAAACCTCTCTTTTCTGCTTCCTTTGCAGCTTTCTTGAGAAGTTTTTCATGACCAATCGTAGGAGGATTAAATCTACCAAATACTACAACAACTCCAGGCGCTTCTGGAACAGGCATTTCTGTAGGAACCTGTTCTGGTGCGGGTTGTTGTTCTGGCGGAACTTGTTGTTGTGTAGAGACTTGTTGTTGTGCAGGAACTTGTTGAGGTGTTGGTTCTTGTGCAACCGCTTGTGGTTGCATTGCTGCTGGTTGAGGTTGTGAGGGAGAATCCTTTTGTCCTGGAGTATTATCTCTACCAAAGAATTGCAACTTTCCTTTAATAGTTTTAGCAACAAACTCACCATTTTTATCGTACCAACCTCCATGATTATCACCAACCAAACCAAGTCTTTTGGCTTCGGCAGATGCAGAGGTTTCTCTGGCTTCTATGAGGAAGTTACTGAAATTTTTCATTATTAATAGAGTTAGGATTCCTGACCTTTAAGTATTTATTTAGAGTTTATATAATAGATCTCCAGACTCAACATAAGATCTCATGACTATCTTCTTTGTTCCTGATTTATCTGATGAACTAGCATCAGTCCTATATCTAAACTGAATCAACTTATATGCATTTCCAGTTCCCTTTCCTTTTAAATGAACAACAATTTTTGGATCTGATCCACCAGAATCATAAGTAACATCAAAATCTTGACCTTTGACATTATCAATAAATTGTTGTCCAAATTTTTGAGTATACTGATTACCACCTGTAGTAAACTTTACCAATTCAACTCCACTCTCATTCTTTGTGGCTTTTTCTATACAATATCTAGCTAATTGTTCTTTAAATGCAACACTATCCAATTTTGTTCTAAGTTGGTCAGTTATTGATGAAAATACTTCTTTAGCAACTTTTTTTAAGGCAGCTACTTCTTTTGAAGACAAAATTGATTCTCTAGAATCAAATCTTTTTCCCAAGATATCAGGAAAAGCAGTCATTACTTCCTCCTGAAACATTTGATTAAACTGAGTGTAATTATTAAGACCCAATGGATCAAATATTTTTCCAAAATTTTCAAATTCCAATCCTACAGCCTGGGCAAATTGTGGTGCATCATATTTCAAGGAAATTTTAGTATCTCCTTTTAACTGTTTACCTTTATGTTTAATTTCTACTAACAAATCTACTTTAGTACCTTGTTGATTTTCTGTTCCTACTCCGCGTATATTAATAATATCTTCGGCTAAATTAACAGATAAACCATAAGCTTTTGCACGAATTTGGGGATCTTGATTTACTTTTACAACTGCCGAATTAAAAATATTTGAAACTTTACTCCAATTTCCTCTGCTCCTTAAAAAATTCATATCTGGAGCCGGTATAGCAACAGACACACTAATATTATCAAAAATATCTGCCGACTTCATTTCTTTTTTATTAAAATCTCTTACCTGATAAGAGGCCGATCCAGACACAAGTTGAGATAATACTTCTTGGACATCAGCGACAGTAACCGTTTTCATACTTCCAATGTTAACCGATTTTTTATCTTTTTTACCACCTTTAAAATCGGACTCACTAAATCTTTTTTTAAATCTTGCTCCCACTGCAGCTGCAAGAATTGCTTCAGAAATGTTACCCTTGTTATATTCTACAGGCATAGGAATTAAAAAAACCCTTCCAAATATTTATGGAAGGGTCTTAAATTATTTGTTAGCAATATAGTTTTCCATTGCCTCATCAAGATTCAAAAGAACTTCACGAATATTGGAGATTCGTTTTGGTTCCGTTGGACCTTCAGCATAACCCTTTTGAGCATCAATCAAAGCCATAAGAACCTCGCTAGATTCTTCAAAAGTCATCTCAAGAACTACTTTCTTTTTCACAGATCACCCTCCGCACGATTCTCGGAATAATAAGGATCAAAAGAACCACCAGGATAACGCTTTTCAAGTTTGGTAACATTACCTGCTATAACTTCATCAATGGTAACACCAAGAGCCATGCAAGCTTGTGCAACATACCACATAATATCACCAAGTTCAATGATGAGGTGATGTCGGTTATCTTCATTAAATGGTTTACCTTGGAAAATCATTTTTTTGATAATCTCAAGAAACTCACCACCCTCAGCATTGATACCAACACCCGCAGTCAGAAGTCGTTCAATATTTGCACCTTTCTCATCCAGTTCCACAAGACGATTGGAAAGAGCAAGGAAATCTGTAGATGCTTCGGAAGTCACTGCATCTACAAAATGAGTGTATTTTGCAAAGTCAATATTTTTAGTCATAGTTTGATTCATTTGTAAAGATTGCCAATTTGTTTTCTTACCTTATTATACCATGTATCAGAAATCCAAGAAACTGTTGAAGATGTAGTATTTCTATACAGTTTTTGCATATTTTCTACAGACAAATATTCAATTTTATGATTTATTTTTTCTCTCCGAAAAGGTATTAATAATATTAATGGTGTACCTCTTTTTATAATTTGTTGATCCATATTAACAACATCTGGAGTATCTGGTAGTTCTTCATTAAATTCAAAAAACCATTTTAATACCAAAGGAGACTCATCAGAATGAACTACTGCAGAAACAGAAGTAAATGTTTTATTTCTTGACCAATATGGATGTGTAATAAGAAGGGAAATTCCTGGGGATGTTTTAATAATCCAAGGAGTAGATACCTTATGAAATCCTCCAACTAAAGGGAGTTCAGATTCTTTCATACCTTTATATTGATCGGATACATGAACTCCATGGTGAACATCAGGAAAATTTTCAGCAGTATTAAAAATAATTTGATTATTATATTTTCTAAAAGCCATATCCGTCCATGCAGGAACAACATATCCGGTTTTTAAAAAGTCAGTAATACCAGGACAATTTACTACAGTAGTATCCCGCATCAATACTCTAGGATTAGAAATTAATTTATTACTTTTAGATATTTTTTCTTGTTCAGATTTATGAAACTCGTTCAATAATTTAGAAATATCTACTGGTTGTTGAGGATCTATTTTAGGAGTAGAAACTTGATCATTATTAAAAAATGAAGCAAAAGGACACTTAGAAGTTTTTTTACTTTTTCCATACCATTCTGGAAATTGTTTATACGCTGGATAGATAGGATCTAGATTTCCATTATAAACTTCATTTGTATAAAAAGTTATTATATTTTTCTTTCTAAACATCAGAATTTAAATCCCTCAAATGATTTTTTTGGTCCAGTTTTCTTTTCTTCATAAGTATACTCCTCATCTTGTCCAGAGTCAAGTATGTCTGCTTGAGCACTCTGTTCGCAATCATAGAGGCGCATCTTTGCACGATCAATACCAACAACAAATCGTTTATTGATAGTAGGATCGTTATAACGATTCTTCAATTGTTTCACCATAATCTGTCCCAACTCTTCAAGCTCTTCTGTACTAATAAGGGCAAACATAAGATCAGCAGTAGCAGGGAGACCAAAGGATTCAGAAGTATCAGTAAGTTCAACATCAGAAGAACCATAACCTGAACGAGTGGTCTGAGTAGCGGAAACAATTGGGACATTAAACTCCACTGCGAGTCCCCTAAGTTCCTCAGCAATAGCTTTGATATACGAATAAGAGTTGACAGAAAGATTACCCTTATACCGAGAGGAAGCACAAATATTAAGGTAATCAATGAAAATAATATCAGGCTTAAATGACTTCTTAAGTGCAAGTTCATTAAGAAGTGACTTAAAGTGTCCACTATGAGCAGATGCAGTGGGATACTCTTTAATTATAAGAGTACCTTGAGTTTTCTTAGCAATATTACTAACTTTTGTCTCAAACATTTGACGAGGAAGTTTTTCAATCTCTTGAATATTCACATTCAGAAGATTGGAATCAATCCTTTCCGCAATCCTCTCTTCAGCCATTTCCATGGTAATGTAAAGGACATTTTTACCACGAAGAAGAACAGAAGAAGCAAAGTGACACATAAAAAGTGATTTACCCACACCAGTGCCTGCAAGAGCAATGTTGAGAGTTTTATTAGGAAGACCACCCTTTGTAACCTTGTTGAAGAATTCCAAATCAAAAGGAATCTTTTCTTCGGTCTGGTGATAGAACTCGTATCTTTCTTCATAATCCTGAAGATAATCGTGACCTACATTTCGGTCAAAACTTACAGCAAGAGCATCAGAAAGAATCGAAGGAATTGCATCCTTTGTTTTCTTAGAATCCTTACCATCAACGATAGCAATAGATTCCATCAATGCAAGATAGATGGCTTTATCACGACACCACTTTTCAGTGGTATCACATAACCAACCAACATCTAGTGTAGAATTATCTAGGTTTCTTACATACTCAGTCAGTTCTTTGTAAGTATTTTCATTCAGATCACTACGATTCTCAATCTCAACCAAAAGAATCTCATTAGTTGGAAGTTTATTGTACTTGAAAATAAAGTTACAAATTTCCTCAAAAACTACTTTCTCAGTATAGTCTGTGAAATATTCAGTTCTAATAAATGGTAGAACTTTGCGAGAGTAATCTTCATTAAAAGCAAGGCTCCTGAGAATTGTAGTTTCAACCCTTTCCATTAGTAATAGTGACAATAAGTGGACATAATATACTTGACTCCTTTATTGACTCGCAATCCTGCATGAGGATACTGCCAAGTTGGAGGAAACACCATAACTGATCCTCTTTTAGGAACAATCTTTTTATTGTGATGAGGAAACTCAGTTTCACCACCAGTGAAATCATCATTCAAATAATATAAGAAAGCCAAATACCTTCTTGCAGATGCATGATCTTCAACATCCACATGAATATCAAATCTATCGTGACTACGAGAATGATATTTCTTAATGCGAAACTCTTCCAAAAAGAGTCTTTGCGGATACCATCTAGTGTAATCCGAAAACTCTCTTTTGTAAAGGTCAAGAACATTCTTAGTAATAATAGAAAGTGTTTGAATATTTTCTGGATGTTTTTGATTGATATTCAGTTGAGTGAAGTTCGGTGTACCTTTGTTATTGATAATTTCTTTATATCCACTTACATCGAATAAGTGAATTAATGTTTCACATGTTTTTACATCAAGGACATTATCGTAGACCTTAATGAAATTATCCATAACAAAACTCTTTCTGTGCAATTTCATCTAAAGCCTGCATTACTTCTGGAGTGAAATATTCCTCTGGATTTGCGAGGATTTGTTTTGCATAGATCTTCTTTCCATCAATTTCATATCTACCTGCGACATTTTTCCAAAGTCCGCCAATCTCACCGAGTTCAAGAAGACCATAGTAACGATCAAGACCACGCTCATCATAATAAAGGCGTACCTCAACATCCTTATTCTCCTTACTCAAACGAGATTTAGCAGTCTTAGCCTTGATAATGTTTCCAACGACTTCTGTTCCATCTTTCTCTTTTTTCTTACTGAGATAGATGATAGTAGAAGCGGCATACTTAAGACCACTACCACCTCCCATCTCCTTAGTAGGAACATAAGCACCGATAACATCATAAGTGTGATTCGTAACTAACATTGGAATATTAGCTTGTCCAAGTTTCAAAGTAATCATCCTGAATGCACCTTTGACCAATTGAGATTTGGTCATGTCCCGAACTTGTTTATCGTTCAGTGCGTCAGTAATCTCTTTCTCAGTGGAAAGCATTCCAAGAGAGTCTAACACAAACATACAGGGTTTGCGTTCTCCTTCAGGTTTTTTTAAGTATAGGTCTACCGCTTTGAGCGCTTTACCGCGAAACTCCTCCACTGTAACAACATTAACAACAACAAGACGAGAAGTATCAATTCCACGGGACTCTACAAGTGATTTGGTAATAGCGGCTTCAGTATCAAAATAGAGACAATAACCATCGGGGTGAGTATCAAGAAAATTCTTAACCACAGCGAGAGAGAAGAAAGTCTTTCCAGTACTAGACTCTCCAGCAATAGCAGTAATCTTATTCCCAGATACACCACCAAATATGCTACCTGAAACCAGTGCATTAAAGATGTACGAACCCGTGTCAACATAAGTCTCAGTCTCATCAATATCAGAAGCGAGTTTGGTATACTCTCCTCCAATTTCCTTTACAATATCCTTTAAAAAGTCCATTAAGCCACCATCCCGTATTGTTCACGAAGAATTTTTTTATAAGGAAGATTCTGTTCCCGAAGTTCCTTTACAAGTTTAAGTTTTTGATAAAGTGCCGTATTTCCACCCAGAGTCAGGGCACTTATAATTGTATTCAGTTCTTCATCATTAATAGGCAGATCCATTCATTCCTCCAAGTTTTTAGACTCTGTGCATATAACCCAATTATACCTCTTTTTTAACTCATTTGCAAACCAATATGCAGTGGAAGCCGTCTCAAACAACTTCCTGTTTTTGACTGGAGACAATTCTCCAGGTTCAGCCCAAACCACTACATATTTACTCATCCGAAGAAAGACTCCAAACTGATAGTTTTTTCCACAGACCATCCAATAGAATCAAGAATAATCTTCATTGGTTCTACAAAAGATTTGTTAAACTGAGTATCGTAATCAATATACTTATCCAGCCCAAGTTCTTTTGGAAAGTCCTGAATAAATGCCATCACATTTTCTTGAATTGGATTAGGAACTTTCAAATAAAGAAACTTGATCTTTTCCCCACTCTGGATCGCTGGGTATTTTTTATCCAGTCCGGCTTTCTTCGTATAGTGATTGTATAGAATTGCACCTCTTACATGAAAAGGAACACCCTTATTGTACATATGCGTTCTAGAAACCCACTTATTAATCTCAGAAACACTACGAGGGAATGCAATTTCTTCAGGTTGAAGAGATTTGAATTTCTTACGAGCATCCTCAATAAAATCAATCACATCATCCTCACCTTTTGTCATGATAATGTCAATAGAATCTTTAATCATCTTACGACAAGGTGCAGGGGTTGAAGTTTTGATAGCCTCAATGCCCATCATCTTAAGTTTGGGCTTCTCATAACGAACACCCTCAGAATCCCAGACACGGAGAATATATCGTTTCTTACCAGTCCAGATGCCCCTCTCTGCGATGTTCTCGCGTTTCATGTACATCTTCTGGTCGTATGCATTTAAGTAGTCGGCCAGTTCTTGGTAAGAACTTTCAATATACTTTTCAAGTTCCAACGAACAGACCTTATCAAGGAAAGTAACAACTTCATCAGTAGTTTTCTCTCTCCCTTTGAATACAGCGTCAACAAAAGGACCCATATTAATATAAATGGAGTCAGTATCCATAGCAATAACATAATCAACCTCCTGAGTTTTGAGAACCTTATTCATATAAGAGTTCATTTTTTCCTCAATCCACTGAATTGCAACTTGTCCAGACAGAGTAATCGCCTCCGCATTTGCAAGTTTGTAATAACGAAAGTACTCATTACCAATCGCACCATAAGCGGAGTTAAGTGCAATCTTTTTAGCCATCTGAATATTATCACAACGAGAAATCTCCTTCTCCAATTCTTTGGTTGGAGTTTTCTCATAAGCTTTCTTCGCTTCAATCATCTTCTTTTTGAAGATAACCCTTTCGTTATACATCTTCTCCATGAGTTCTGGAAGGAACCCACGAATATCTTTCCTATACATTGCACCATTTGCACAAACTGCATAGTCCTTGTACATCTCAAAAGTAAGTTCTTTCTTCAGAACCTTATCTACATTGACATTAGGATGACGAGTATCCAGAAGAGTTTCTGGTGAGATGTTGTATTGCATAATCAAATGCGGATACAGAGAGTTAAGGTCAAAGTTCACAACCCATTCGTACATTCCTGGAGTTGGTTCTTTAACATAAGCACCTGCATACTTCTCATCCTTAGTATTGCGTTCCTTTTGAGGAATGACAATCTTTTTCTTGAGAAGGTAGTTGTAGATAATTGCATCCCAAGTACGAACCTGATATGCAATATCATTAAAGTTTACCTTTGCGTCGAATGCACGAGTGAAACAAAGGTCAATCAACTTGAGTTTATCCTCAAGTCGGTCTACCAGTTCCACATCGACGATGTTGTACTCTACAAACTTTTGCCAGTTATTGGAATAGAAGTCACGGAAAGTATCATACTCAGAGTGATCCAACTTATTCTGACCCAACTCCATGAAAGCAATATGATCCAGTCGGTAGCTTTCCTGATTAGGAGTTGCAGGAGATTTCTTATAGAGATCTAGATAATCAATAATAGAAACACCTGCAATGTCAACACTAAGTTGTTTGCGACCAGAGATCGTTACTTCATTGACACGAACGATATTCCATGGAGAAAGTTTCTTTGCAGTCTTCTCTCCCATCAGTCTTGAAATACGACCAACAAGATATGGAAGGTCATAAAGTTCGCAATTCCAACCAGTAATCACTTCTGGAGTATTACTCTGCCACCAATCCATAAAAGAACCGATAAGAGCATACTCATCCTTGCAATAAATGTAATTTACATTCTCCTGCGTGACCTTTGCAGGACGAGAACCAAATGTAGTAATTTGTTTAGTATTATAGTCCTGTACCGTAACCAACAGGAGTTCTTCGGCGCAATTAAAGACATCAGGAAATCCACTTTCAGCAGCAACCTCAATGTCAATCGTAACCAGTTTGATTTTGTTAATATCAAACTTAATCTCATCCTCCGGATATTTCTCCGCAATATACTGATAAATGAATCTATCGTTTCCATATACACGGAATCCGTCCACGCCAGAATACTTCTCAAGAAAATCCCTGCAATCTCTAATTGTTCCAGGGCGAATTGGTTCTACAGCCTGACCATCCAGAGTTTTATATTCACTCTTCTTTTTTGAGGGAACATAAAATGTAGGATAAAACTCCTCTTTTACCGTAAAATGTTTTCCGTTTTCATAACCTCGGACAAGGATATCATTACCAAGAAGAAAGACATTCGTATAAAATTTCATTGAGTAAGGTTCAAATAATCATTAAGTAAAGTTTCTTTGGGATCCACCAAAGTCAAGATCTTATCTGAGGATATCATAATTGCATCAGTTGAATCAGTCAACTCATACAACCATGGAGTAAGTTTCCTATCATAAATTTGGTAGGGATTTACCAATTTACAATCAGGTTCCCCAAGTTCAGATACTACTGCTGTAATTCTTGAAATTAAAATTGTTCCACTAACTAGAACAATGACTTGTATTTCATCCATTTGTTTCTTCAGTAATTACTTCAAAATTTTCAATCAAAGTTGCACTATCATCTTCTTCGTCAACTGTTGGGACATTAGCCCAAATATCTGGAATTGAATTTTCGGATTGAGATTGTTCTGCAGTTACTGCATTCATCTTTTCTTCATAAGACTTCTTAATCCATTCATGTGGTTCAACAATGGTAACAATCCATTTTGGATCTAATGCCATTTTTTTGTCTGCGGATAAGACAATCCAAGGAGAAAATGCAACTTTGTGTTCAATCTCATCAGTCAATTGCACACTACTTTCCATCAATAATTCAGGAGTTAGTAGTCGTGTAATATAAGGATTTGAAAAAACTAATGAAACGACTTTATCATCTTCATTAACTAATTCCATAATATCTGCAATTACCTGTTCACCCGATTTTAACAGGGCCAATTTAATAGCCATAATTACTCCATACCTCCTATTACGATACCACAAAAAAAGGGGGGTGTCAACTGGATTTTGCCAGTCGAACCCCAAGCGCCGACGATATTCAAAGATATTTAGGCGCCATCACCATCTGCGGAATTTCCACTCCCACCCCCGCCTGGATTCTTAGGCACAGCTTTTCCTGCAGAGACTACCTTTGATTTTCCAGTCAACGGATTGTAGATTTTATGCCTAACGGCAGCAGGGTAGGAAATCTGTTTAATGTTTCCAACTTGTTCTAAGAACTGCTTAAAGGATTTCATACACCTTTCGTTTCTGATGTTCAGGAATAATCCTATTTAGTTTGACATGGAGAAGTCCATCCTCAAACTTAACATCAGATACTTTAACATCGTCGGATAGTGTCCAAGTTCTCGTAAAGGCTCTCTTCGCAAGACCATTGTGAAGATACTCCCCTAGTTCAGAAGTTTCCGCCTTCTTCGCTTCAACGAAGAGTTTATTCCATTCAGTGAAAACTTCAATATCTTCTTTTTTGTATCCTGCAAGAGCGATCTCTAAACGGAACTCCGTCTCACTCTCCTTAATCAAATTGTATGGTGGATAGTTTGTTGATGTTTCATGAACCGTTCCCAAACGGTGAAACCATTCATCCATACCAATACTATATTTTTCAATATCATTTAAAAATTTGTCAATGTTAGCCGTGTTGTACTTAGCGAGTAACATGATAGACCTCCTTAAGCGTCTGTTGGGTTGAATTACGGATCCGAGGACTCCGCTTTAGCGTATGGGCAGTCATGTGACCAAACCCATCACTTATTATATAGTGAGACATTAAAAAAGAGGAAGGGTGTAAAACCGATCCTCTTTTGTGTGGTATACCGAAAAAATCAGACTTCTACTTTCTTTTTCTTACCAATGTTATACTTACTCTCAAGAATCCAATCACCCTTATCCTTATAGGAAAGAACTTTGATTTGATTCAACGGAGCTACATCGGTAATAGAATCTGGTTTTACAATGGTTACCAAACCCCAATCAGAAATTAGATTAATAATTCTATTGCGTCTCTGGACATCATTTACCGTAAGATTTGCATGTTTGCCGTCAAGTGCAAACAATTCTTTAAAGTGTACGATGTAATAACGACCCTGTTTATGAAGAATGTGACAGGATTGATAGATTTTCTTTTCCTTGCGCGAGGCAACACCGATACGAGTGAGTGTCTCACGGACTTTTAGGAAGTCATCTGGTTCATTCAGAACCACTTCCACCATTTGATCTTGCGACCAATGGACTTCTGGTTCAACAAAGGTACTCATCTTTTGCCTCCAACATCAAGTTTAGATTTAATATAATTAATTTGGTCTTTTGTTAGAATTTTCAGTGCTTGTTGGGCCTTTTCATTACTATAGCCATAGTATGATTTGACTGCATCAAGGTCTTGAATCTTCTCTTTTTTAAGCCACGGAGAAAATCTTTTCCGTTTCCTGACACTATTTAGTAAAAAATCATATTGCAACTTTGAAGGTAATCCATGATTCATGTTCATCTCATTTGCAAACATGATCGTATCAATGTGACCTGACATACATTTGTTGACAACAAACGCAGGATATTTCTTTTCCCACTGAGGATCTCCATCATCCATCAAATACTCTTTACTAAAGTTGATGGAGTTTAAGTAATCTTTTAGTTCGTAACTCATCGGATAATATCAATAGATTCAGGGTTCTTATTCCAAGTCTCAAGTTCAGTGCGAAGACGACCTTCAGACTTCAGAGTTTCATAACGATTAGAAGCTTTTTTCTTCCACCAGTTCACAAGATGATCAAAGTGGAATTTGTCATAGTTTTGACCTGGACGCAATACTTCTTCCTGTCCTAGAATAACTTCACGAGCATTCTCAAATCCATAATCCGAAATATAAAACCTCTTTTGTTCAGTCAGGTTTTTTGCATTTACAATCGCAGTCTGGAACTCCACAACCTTTTGAGAAGGTAAGCTTTTTTTGATGATTGAGATCATCTTTTGTTGTGTCTTGAGTTTCCGACTGGATGCGTCCTCCTTCACCAGAGATTGGTTGTTGTTCCTTTGAATAAACCATTTGTTTAACTCCTGGAAGATTTCATCATGGAGCAGAGGAGTAAAATCACTTTGAGTTAGACCCTTGTACCTCATATAAGGTTTCAAACCATCATACTGAGATGAGGCTTTAGTAGAACCATAAAGAGAGGTGGTCTCAAACGAACAAATATCTGATCCATACTTCTTATTTAATGTCTCACGAGCAGTATGAGAACAACAGAGAAGTGCAAGAAGTTTACCTCCAAGATAATTAAATCCAAAAGGTTGGGTAGGGACAATAATGAATCCCATAATTGCATGACGATTAAACCTAGACAACTCAGGAGTTTGTCCAAGCCAATCATTGCGAGGTTTAGAATTAATTGTAGGCGAACCAAACCGACAGAAACCTACAATCTTCTGCGTATTAGTTTCTTGTACAATCCACTTCAAAGATTTACCAGGAATACTATCCTCAATCGCATGAGAAGTAGTAATCTGCAATCTTTCATTAAAATATTCATTCGTAAATCCACCCTTTTCTCCTGCAGGATAAACTTTGAAGTTCATGTCCTGTGGGTGCATGTCAAATGCATCAAACATATCATCCTCGGGCCCAATCCCAAGAATGGATGAAGGCATTTGTTCCATTCTATCTAGTTTCACATTACGCAGATATTCATCAATCCTTCCCATGTTAGAGAAGTAATCAATGAATTTATCCGCTGCGTAAACAGCATCATCAAGTTCTAGTTGCATATCAGAGAATTAGTTTCTTTTCACCAGGAGTTACGAGTTTACTCCCATAAACTTCATTATACTTGGTTTTAACTTGTTCCTCAACTTCTGCAATATAAACAATATGATTTTTTGCAATAATAAGTTCTGGAAGTGACTTATTAATTACAGAAGCCCAAGGAGCAAATCCAACTGTACCATTTGGTGTCGGAAGAACTACAAGTCCATTTTTTACGGTTACAAAGTTGTCATCTTCAGAAACAAGTTCTGCAACGACTTCTTCACCAGTTGCAATACGAAATAGTTTTACATTAATCATTTTGAATAATTTTCAATTAAAATTTTTTGTTGTCTGTTATTAACATAAATTTTTCCATGCATTTTTTATACATTGGAATACTAATACTAATCCTATCAGAAAGTGGCTCAAAAAGGTGATATCTCAATGATGGAATAAAAATTCTATCTCCAGGTTTAAGAATAAGTTTATCTTTAATTGTTAAATTTCCACCATCAAATAATCCAGATTTAATAGCAAATTCATTAAAAATCGTTACTTTTGAAGATCCAATACATTGAATAATTAAATTATCTGGATTATCTGCATGAATTGAAAAAGATCTAGATCCCATCATACCACAATAAACATGAGCTTGACAATCTACATTATCTTTTTTCTCAATAGATTCAATTAATTTTTTTACTTTATTATTAATTACGGAAGAATGGATTATAAAAGTAGCTTTTTGATCCCACAATTGAAATAATTTTTTGAAATCAAATCTATATTCCCATCGTGTAGTTTTTATGTAAATATTAGGATCAATTTTATATCCACTTTCACAATCTATTACATCTAATAATTCAGGACTAACATAAGTACTTTTTAAAAATTTCCAAATCGAAGAAAAATTAATCAATTTATCACTCATTTGAACTCACATTCAACCATAATTTCAGTTAATGCTGCAAGAATATTTACTTCCTGGTCAGCCACGAACGCACATTGGTATTGATACTTAGCAATAATAAGAACGGCAGCAGGAATAGTTTGGGGTGAAAGCCAATCATAAGTGGCGTCATAAACCCTGCGAAGTAGACTACTAGCATCGTTGTCCAAGTTCCCGACCACCCACTTTCGGACTTCAGTAAAGTTTTTAGTTTTGAGATGTTTAACAAGTTCATTTACATTTACATCAGAAAATTCAGCAAGAATTGCAGAGTCAATCTTTCCACCCGCAGAGTATCTTTGACACTCGTTTAGGACTCGTCGCCAATCGGGGAAGTGCTTGTTGATGAGTTCTGCAAGGACTTTAGGATCGTATTGTACACATTCCGCATCCAGGATGTTCTGTATACGCTTGAAGAAGGATCCTGCCAACTGGGCTTTTTCTTTTCCTTTGATACTGAACTCAACGACTGCACAACGGGAGTGGAGGGGTTCAATGATTTTGTTTTTGTAGTTGCATGTGAAAATGAACCTACAGTTGTTATAAAACGCCTCAATATTAGCCCGTAGAAGGAGTTGTACATCGTGGGTTGTGTTGTCAGCCTCATCAATGATGATGACTTTGTGTTTTGCATCACCCGCAGAAAGTGATACGGTCGAAGCAAAGTTTTTTGCCTGGTTCCGTACCGTGTCCAGAAATCGTCCTTCGTCAGATCCATTGATGACATAGTAATCTACTCCTAGTTCTTCACACAGAGCTTTTGCAACTGTGGTTTTTCCACAACCTGCGGGTCCAGCAAGCATCAGGTTTGGAATTTCTTTGTTATTTAGAAACTCCAAAAAGGTTTTCTTGTTTGCATCTGGAAGAATGCAATCTTCAATTTTGCGTGGGCGATATTTCTCAACCCACAAAAATTCATCACGAGACATAATTTAAAATCAAAAAAGGTTGATGGTAAGGGTCAATCTATCACTTAAACATTCTACCACAGAATGATCTGTTTGTGCTGGAATTAAAATAGTATCTCCTTCCTCATATTCAAAAATATCATCTGAAATTTTCCATTTTGTTTTTCCATAAATTACTTTAACCACAACACTATAATGATGGCTGTGTGGTAACCAACTACGATAAGAACTTACATGCTTAGAAAAGTAAAAGTTGCCTATTAAGTTTGTTCCCACAACTTCAAATAATTTTTTTCTAAGATTTCTTAATTCTGGAGTTAGATCCAAAACATCAGAAATCATTGTAACAAATCCTAGATCATAATATTTTTTCCATTCATCAAAAATGAATGTTCCATCTCTATCATAAAACTTAGAATACTCAACATTATTTCCATTGGTAATTACTTGGATTGGAGTGTCTTTTCCATAAATTGGAGCTAAAGATGGAATTTGCTGATTCTCAACATCATAAAAATATTTAAAAGGCCATCTATTTTCAATTTGAAGTAAATTTAGAATATCTTTTTCTTCAAGATTAATTTCAAATTCATCTATAATTTGATATAAATTTAAAATTTTAGAAGATACTTCTTCAATTTCTTTTTTATTTTGATAAGTATTTAATATCTCCGATATATCATTTTCTAAAAAATTTTCCAATTCTTTTTCTAAAAAGATATCTTGTTCTTCAGGTGAAGAAGTATTCATATCCATTACTTTTTTTATTGACATTTTATTGTCAATTTTTGCAAGATTTTTATCTTCCATTGAATTTTCTATAAAATATTTTAATTGATCTTCAAAAAAGTTTTTTTGTTGTTCTTCTGTTTCTAAAGAAGGTACTCTATAATCATTTAATGTTATTTTTTTTACTAAAATATTTTTGTCCATATCATATCCACTCTGGTTTACGAGAAGGCATACGAAGATAATTGTCCTTCACCCAAGGTTTAGAAGCAATGTATTTTTTGTACGCAGTAAAGGTATCAATACTATCATCAAATTTCCACTCTTCTGGCATTGCACGAGCAAATGGAGTTACTTCTGTGATCTTTCCCTTAGGAAAAATGTAGTAAGCATCTACAAGAGTCTTGTAACAAGAGTGCGTTTTATTATAACGCAATGCATATTCATCTGCAAGGTTCATTCCCCACTTGATTAACCAATAGGCATTGTGGATACTTTCCATTGCCCATTTGGTACAGGGATGATTACGAAACGCACCCTTTTCAGTTCTGTAGGGAGTACCATCAGCCTTAGGGAGAGTGCCGTAGTTATGACCCCATTTTTCAGATGCCACGATGGAAAGCATTTGACAGCATTCCAGGGGCATCTTGACAATGTGTTTATCGGGAAGACAAACGGCACTTTCTGCGGGCCAGGGAGAAGTCACAAAAATGTTCATAATAAAGGTGAGTCAACTCACTCATCATAGGTGGAGTCGGGTTCCAAAGCAATGTAATATGTAAGATTCTTATCTTCCGATTGGAATCGGGACAGAAGTTTCTTGGAGATCACAACCTCATAAGAACCAGGAAGAATCTTGATGTTTTCAACCTTAAAGTTCAAAACAAAAGTACCAGTGGTCTCACCAACAACCAACGAATATTCGTTAGAAGTATCATTCTTCTTGTCACGAACAACCAGTTTCACAACACCAGCTTCACCAACCACAGAAAGGTCAGGAACCCCATAAACTGCTGCAGCTTTGAGAAGTTTATCCAGTTGTTGAGTATTCAGTTCAAAACAGACATCCTCAGAAGGGAGAGAGATAGATTTTTCGGGGGGAGTCACGATCACTGCAGGATCCGCAAAGAAGTACTTGGATCGTGCATTACCCTCACTGACAGTCACATAACTATCATTCGCAAACTTAAGTTGAGGATTCTGATAGAGGGACATTGCATTCAGGAACTGATTCAGATCATAAATGCCAAAGTCTCGTTCAAATTCCTCTTCAACTTCCACTTCTGCAAGAATGTTCTTCATCACCGAAATAGTGCGAAGTTTATTACCCTTTTTGAAGAGAATAGACTGGTTAATGCCAGAGAAGTTCTTGAGAAGGGAGAGAGTTTTTTCAGAGAGTTTCATAGATGTATTTTTGAGTTTCATGATCAACGGAATTCAGTAAGGCCATTATCTTTGCGGGAATAGTGCCCGTCAAAGTGGAGAAGAAGCATTGCGTAATGAATGACTTTGAGAAGATCGCGTTTGTTGCGACCATCCTTATCACCATAACGGGAACCATATTTCAAAATATTTGATTGACAGAATCCAACAGCAAGATCTTTTGCAGCCATCAAATCAATCGTTTGAATATCTTTATAATCTTGGTTGTGACCACAGTAGTGACTACCATAGGTGCTGGTCACATAATCCTCAACTTCTTTGAGAATTTTATCTTCATTATATTTCCAAAGGTGATTTTTAGATTCGGTCATAGTTACAGGGGTTTTTGTAAGGTTGAACATTCCACTATGTTCATTCATAGAAAGAGTAAACTCATTCATAGGATAAGGATATTCGTCCATAATAAAGGGAAGGCGCATTTTTACCTTCCCCAATTATATCAGAACGGAACGGGTTGGTCAACATATTCTACAGTGAGTTTAGGTTCAGACGGCATTTGAAAGTCTGCATCCACTTTGTCGTAGAGTTCCAAGAACGATTGCTTGGTTTCATCATCAAAGCGATTCACACACACTTGAATTGCCTTTGCCTTGTCTTGGAAGATGTTATAAGCACGGATGATGTGAACCAGACGGCGGGTGCTGATGATTTCCTCAATACCACCATCATAGAAGGTCTTGCGGATAATGTCTGCCCAATCCGCAAGACGCTTACAGAAATTGGAGTCATTCACACCAAGAGTTTGAGCAACCTTCTCAAGAATCTTGACTTCATTTGCAACAGAGGGATACTCCTGTTCAAAGGTCACGGGGAATCGTTCAAGGAACGCTTCGTTCAGAACATTGGTGCCGATAAAACGACCGTCATCAGAACCCTTACCTTTGGTGTTGGCAGTGGCAAACACATTGAAACCAGCGGCAGGTTTCACAAACCGACCAATCTTCTTCAGGAAGACACCCTTACCTTCCAGAACAGATTGTAGACACAGAATCTTGTTGGAAGCAAGATCAATCTCATCCAGAAGCAGAATCGCACCACGCTCCAGTGCCTCAATCACAGGACCGTTGTGCCAAGCAGTTTCACCATTCACAAGACGGAAACCACCAATCAAATCATCCTCATCAGTTTCAATGGTGATGTTGACACGAATCAGTTCCCGACCCAATTGAGCACACGCTTGTTCTACACCGAAAGTTTTACCATTACCACTGAGGCCAGTGATAAAAGTAGGATAAAAGAGACGGGACTGAATAATCTTTTTGATATCGTTAAAGTTACCAAACTTGACGAAGGTATCATCTTTTGCAGGAATAAGGTTTTGATGATGTTCGGGAAGAACTGCAACATTCTGGAAAGAACGCTCAATTTCTTGAACTCGTTCTTGAGTCACTTCCAAGTTCCAACGACCACGAGCAGTCTTAAAATTCTCAAGACGGCGAGTAACAGTAGGATAGGAAAGATTGTTCATCGCACAATAGGCTTTGACATCACCAGAAGTGATATCGGAACCATAAGTGGACTTGAGACCTTCCAGGATTTGATCGTCGTTCATTTGAAGGCGGGGCATTGTGTGGTGTGTTTCTCAACTGAAGCCATAATACACCTTTTAAGGGATTGCGGAACCACCTGTGTGTCAGTTTCCAAACTGTCCACCTATAAAATATTTTTTACTTTGCCACTCAAATCTCTATTCCAAAAATCACAAATAAAAACTTCTATTTCTGGATCAACAACATACAGAGAAGATAAACATCTTTGTTGTGAAGATTGAACTTCTACATGTCCATATAAAAATGTTGTAGCATCTGTAGAAAATATGTTTGATAAATTGACAAATTTCTTTCCCTTTCCAACAAAAATATTTGCAAACTTTTGTGGTTCTTTATATAAATCTACAGCAACAAATTTCACTTGTGTCTTTTTAAAAATTTTCCAATATTTAATGAAATTTTCAGTTCCACCAAAATGATACATTAGTTGTTTATATAAAGTTAAAAAAGAATAGTCTTCAAAATAATTGTTTCCATTTTTACCCATCCAAGTAAAGTAATCTTTATCAGGGAAATTTCTAATGCAATCAATTAAATTATTACCTCTCCAACTATGAAAATGTTTGTACCACTGCAAACTCTTTATATTAAAATCGTAAACTATTATTTTACCGTCTTCATTTAACTTTTCATTTTTAAAAATATCGAATAATTTAAATCCACTTGCAGTATTAACAACTAGATCAAATTTACCCTCATTTTTTATGAACATTGTTTCACTATTAAATAACCAAATTTGATCTTTTACAGATTTTATATCAGATATAATTTTAGATTGATTCCAATTTTGATCTTCATATTGAGTTAAAGTTTTAATACTATCTTCAAATTTATTGGTTTCATAATCGGGATAACAATAAAATTTATTTAATCGTAAATTTTCACTTAAAGTAATAACAGGCCAACCACCCAGAAACATAGATCTCAAAAGTTTCCAACCTTGACCCGCATGAGGTTGCATATCTTCTTTTCCAGAATATTTCACCCATAAAGGAGTATAGTCGTGATGAAAATTCTCAACACTTCTTTCGACTATCGGTAATAATTGTTCACCAGAATAAAAATCTCCAAATTCTGGACAACCCACTTCTTTCCATGCAAAAAGATTGACTATAAAAAATTGATTGTGTAATTCCAACCATTCTCCAGGACGATATAAAGGATGTCCGGCTACACCAAACTCATTCTCTTTTATAAATTGTCTAATTTCCTGATCAAAATTAAAATTCCTTAAAGTACATCCAGCAGATTGTACGACACAATACTCATACCCACGATTCAAAGATTCTTCTAGTATTTCATGTATTTCATCACCACAAATTATTTCTAAATTAGCTCCAACTCTATTGAGATAAAATAAGGTAGCACCTTTAGCTCTCAAATACATCGAGAAATTATTAATTGCATTTCTTTGATTATATACGCCATAACATATTTTTTTCTCTCTTTCACCAAGTTGATCAAATGACATTTGTATTAAGTTCTCATTAATATCTCCATGCACAATAAAATGATATCTAGTCTCATTACTATTATTATAAACTGCATGAA